AGCTGATAGAAACAGAAGCCACTGGAGCACCTCAAAAACACCATCATACACTAAATCAGTAAGTTGGCAGCATTACCTGTCTGCATTTGCGAATACTCGCTTAAATGCTTCAGTCATTTCTTTTACTGGAGCAGAAAGAATGAGATTAATCATGCAAGCCTCACAATATAGTTAAATGCGATGTTTTTGACGGTGTTTTCCGCGTTACCAGCAGCGTTAACGGTGATGGTGTGTCCATGTGAGCCAATCGCAACCGAGTGCGTATGAGCACCAATAACGTTTAATGGCTGTCAGATAGATTTCCTGCATAACGTCCGAACCAAGCTCCGGGAATACTCTATTGCCCATAACGCGTTGCCCCAATGAACCCGCCAAAGTGGATTACGCCATTGGCAAAGTAGTTGCGCCGTGCGTTGCATGAGTCGTAACGTTTCGTGCAGCAATCCGCTCCTGACATGGTGGTTTGCTGGTTGTTTTTGTCGAAGTACGGACCGGTGTAGCCGCACTCTGGTCCGCGGTATCTCCACGGGCATGTGTTTTTGATGATCTGGCGGTACGGCAGCTGCACGCCCATCAGGTCGAACACACTCGACAGCTCAAACTCGACGACCTCATGGGTTTCGAGAGTCTTCTGTTCGATGACCCGATCTGACGCATCAAACGTCACCTTGAAGCGCATCGTCTGGTGTTCAGCGCCGACTCGCTCGGTTTTCTCGCGTTTGTCCTCATCGACCGGCTCGTCATCGCCACGGGAGAGCGCTTCCAGCGCTTCAAGATCGATAACGGATGCTTTGGCGAGTGTTGCCGCCATTTCGTCGTCATACGGGGCGATATCGGACAACCGGTAGTCGATTTCAGACTGGATTTCTTCGATTAAGCGCTGCAAAGCGACCTGATCGTCTTCGCCGTAGCGCTCGTTGTCGACGAGGGACATCTGTTTGGCCACCAGGTCGTTAATTTTGCCCACGGAGATGACGGGAACCGTTGAAATGCCCTGCTCCATCGCGGCACGCCAGCGATGTTCGCCACCGAGAATTTCAAAAATGCCGCCGTCCAGCTCTCGCGCCAGAATTGGCTTAAAAAAGCCCAACTTTTCGATGGAACCTTTCAGTTTTTCGAAGTTTTGCGCCCCAACGGAGTTGGTATTCCAGGGGTTCGGACGCAGGTTCGCGACTTCCACCTGTAGAATCGTAATTTTCACATCCATATTTTTGATACAATACATTGTGTAAGCACTTACTTAACATAATAGCCAATTACCATACAAAAGGCACGAAGGAAAGAGGTTTATGACTGTTCGGATTGTATCAAATGCAGTCAATGCGCTGATTTCTGGCGCTGATGACAACGTGAAACGGCTTGTTCAGGAGATGTTGAGCTATGAAGTGGAGGCTGGTGACTGGAAAGGGACCAGCACGATGTTCAACTGGAGTAAAAACGCGTTCCCGGCTGGGTTTGCGAAGCCAGTTGCGACCAATCTTCTGAAAGCTGGCATCAAATGCGTGCATGTTCGCAAGGAAAAAGCTCCCGCGCTGGGTAAGCCGAATCCGGTGGTTAACCCATTCCCGTATAACCCGGACTACGCGTATCAGGATCAGACAGTGGAAACACTGGTGCGCGAAGGGATGATGATTGCCCAGATTGCGACGGGTGGCGGTAAATCGAACGTAGCGTGTAAGGCTGCTGCTCGCATTGGTCGTATGACGCTGTTTTTAACCACGCGATCGGTTCTGATGTTCCAGATGGCAGAGAACTTCCAGAAATCCATCGACTACCGCGCGAAGAATGGCGAGCCGTGGCTGAAAGGTCAGAAAGTTGGGGTGATTGGATCTGGTGAGTTCCAGGTATCGCGCCATATCAACGTTGCCACGGTTCAGACCCTTGCTAGTTTTCTCGAAGAGCCGTCGCGCGACGCATCTCCAGAGAAAAAACAGTATCACCTGAAACGCCGGGAATTGGTTAAGCGCTTCCTGTCCAGCGTTTCTCTGCTGATTCTGGAAGAAGCGCACGAATCATCCGGCTCAAACTTCTACGATATAGCCCGGTTGTGTACCAATGCCGACTACCGTCTGGCGCTGACAGCTACGCCGTTCATGAAGGACTCGACTGAAGCAAATATGCGTCTCATGGCCGTTGCGGGTCGCATCGAGATAAAAGTAACGGAGAAATATTTGATCGACAGAGGTATTTTAGCGAAACCATACTTTTTATATCATAAAATCGCGTACACTCCAGATGAGGCGCGGATTAGAGTCGAACTTGCTTCAAAACACCTGAATTTTAGGGTTGGAATGAGCACGGCTTACCAGAAAGCCTATCAGTTAGGCATCGTCTATAATCTGGGCCGCAACGAAGCTATTGTGCGTGAAGCGCTAATGTACAAGAGTCACGGTCTGAACTGTATGACATTGGTTCGTCTGAAGCGTCATGGTCAGATCTTGATGGAAATGATGAAAGAGAGTGGCCTCAAGGTCGATTTCATCTACGGAGAATCAAACCAGACTACCCGACAAGCAAAACTTAATAGTCTGGCGGCAGGCAAGATAGATGTTCTCATTGGTTCAACCATTCTGGATGTTGGTGTCGACGTTCCAAGCGTAGGCGCGGTGATTCTGGGTGGTGGCGGGAAAGCAGAAGTTGAAATGAGACAGCGTGTCGGTCGTGGCTTACGAGCCAAGAAAAATCAGGCTAACGTGTGCTTTATTACCGACTTCATCGACGTGAGCAACAAATACCTCATGTCGCATTCATATGAGCGGAAACACATTATCGACACGACGCCTGGGTTTGCCGAGGGGGGTCTTGCCGGTTGGCAGCACATTCGATTTCACTGTTTTGGATAGAGAGTAAGCATGAGCGAGAAACGCGCTATTAACTGCCAGGTTAAGTTAACCGAAAAAGCAAACGATAAACTAGAGACCTTTCAGAATCGACTGCGTGAACGCAGCATAAAACTGTCAAAAGCAGACATCATCAATCTGGTGCTGTCCAATATGACGATGGGTGATTTTGATAAGATAGCTACGTCATTAGAGACTACTGCAAAGGCTCGTGAAAAGGTCATGAAGATTTACGAAAACTCGGGTATGACCAAAGAAGATCTGGCCGATATTCTAAAACGCCTCGATTGAGCATTATGGCGCCTTGAGGCGCCATGATTTTCGTAAAGATAAGGATTTTGTTCGGTACAATGAAACACGTATTACTTCCTCTGGTTGCTGCCTCCGCGTTACTTATCACTGCATGTCAATCTCGTCCTATTCCTGTCTCTGAGGCAAAGCCAGCACCGCAGACCAGAATATTCAAATACCAATCTCCGGCGGCATCGACGCTGGTGGTTATGAGAGATAAAAGCATGGTGGGCGCCGGTTGCGACGCATCGATCTTCATCAATGGCGAAACCGTTGCAAAACTGGAAACAGGTGAAAAAGTCACTTTTCATCTGGATGCCGGAGAATGGATTGTTGGCGCCTCACTCGAAGACGCTGGGCTGTGCGCACTGAATCCTGCTCGTCAGGAACGCGAGACGATTACCAAAGCTGGCGAGACGAAAGTCTTCCGGGTGTTCACCAGTAATGCTGGTGACATCGATATCTTACCAACGACACTGTGACGATATGACGAATATTACTGACATCACCTACGGGATTCCTGCAGAAGTCTGGCCGCGCGATTACACCAACGTGGAGAAAGCGCTGATGTTCTGGCGCAAGTCTCTTATTCCTGTAAGGGTCACGATGGAAGATGGTCAGGTGTTCTGCATGTATGTTCAGGGTCTCATGTCGTCACGCAACAAGGTCGACCTTTGCCCTGCCCCGTTCGACAAAGATAATCGTATAAGGCTCCCACTTGAGCGAATCAGCACGATTGAATCAGGTGTGACAGAAGGCATTGCACACGACTTCACGGGTCGGACAACGATACACCCAGACTATGTGGACAATCGGCCATCTCGCCGTGATTTCTTCAAAATTTGTCGCCAGGCCCATGAGATGCAGAAGTCTATAAGGGTCTACATGGCGGATGGCCGTGAAATTGAGGGGGTGTCTTCAGGCGTTGACGCTTGTCAGGTCACACTCAACATGGGGGACGGTAGGAAGACAGTCGCCATGTTCGATTGGGTCGAACGGATTTTACCGTTTTAAATCTATAAGGGTAATAACCGGCTAAGTCCGGTTATTATTTTATTCGTCACTTCCCGTTATATTTATTTCCCACAAACTCGATTCCAATTTAAATATATAAGGGTGATTGGCTGAATAGAGAATTTATTTAGGCAACACCTTCGAGAAAACGCGTTTTATTTCTAAGATTTTGATTTTTATTGGAGAAAAATTTTTTCGTTCCCGCATAAAAAACTCTTGATTTTAATTTCTGTATATCGATAATTAGTCACATCGAAAGCGAACACGCTAACGATAAACAAACAACAAATTAAGTTATCAATATTACATAAGGATTAACATCATGTCTAACGTTACCATTTCTAAAAAATCCATTATCGACGCTGCTGTGGTTATCGCTAATGAGTTACAAGTTGCAGCCAACAACGCTACTCAGACTTATAACAATCATTATAAAAATGGTACACACACAAAAGCGGATAAAGCTAACATGCTTGCAGCGTCTACCAAACTAGCATACTTCACCAACAACGTTTTAAACGCTGTTAATGATGAGAAATTAGCTGGTATCTTTTACTACGCGATTAAAGCAAGTAAACAAGCACCTGAAGCGTTTTTCCGTGAAGCTATGACCAATAGCTATTCACTCGAAAAACTGGTTTATCTGGTTAAATCTATTAAAGCTGGAAAGTGTGTTTATTCCGTCGCTGATATGTCCGGATCTCGTGTATTCGCTTTAATCGATATGATTAACGACGAGATCGACACGTTCACCAATGGCGCTGTTTTCGATTTAATGAATGAAGCGAAAAAAGCCAACGAAATAAAATTAGACGCAGGATACACTCAAGCCAACCAGCTTATCAATCTTTGCGAACGTCTGGGACTGGTCGAAAAAATCAAAGGAATGGGTGCAGCGAAAAACGGATCACAGCAATATCGCTTCGTTAAAAATGATTTTTATAACTATCTGGCTGATGCTTTCAAAGCGTAATTAGATGGATATAGCGCCCACTATGGGCGCTAGTTTTAAGGAGCTTAATCATGTTTGTTCTTATCGCTGGCGTTAACGTCCATAATGAATATTATGTTAATCGCATCGCTGGGATCGCTGGGATCGCTGGGCGCGCAGTCGAGTTTATAAATGAAACAACGCGCAAAATTGACTTATTGAACGACCAGGAGCGAAAAAAAGCAGACGTGAATGACGCTGATATATTTTTAATGTTAAAAGCGTTTGTAGAAATGGGATTCAAAATTAGTTTACACAAATAAAATCGAGCGCCCACTATGGGCGCTTTTTTCGTTTCCAATACTCCCACCATAACGCGCCATCATTAGCGCGTTTTTTATTGTCTTTAACTCGCTCCAACAACATAAAAATAAGCACCAAAATAACGCCATAGACGCGCTTTTATATCCTTGTTAGTACATACACATTACTTAACACATTAACGCGCTTAAAACGCGTTATATTGCGCTATAGAGTATGGTTAATCATTGGCTTTTAGTCTTGCTATGTGATCCGCGTTTATTTGTCGGCGCGGATCGGCTCTTTGTGTTGTTTTGTATCCGCTCGCATATGATTGCCACGTTGGGCAACGTGTACGCGCTTACAGTGATTTACCCACGGATTCACATAATCACATAGCGAAAGCTATCTGGATGGCCCAGGGGCTGAAACCCCCACCAGCGCTACCCCAGCGCCGCTACGCAATTTCTGGCGCGATTCCGGGTTTCTCCCGCTCAGTTTTCTACATAAAGGCGACCCCCGCCGTTTCCCGAAAAAATCTTGGCCGTTTCCCGTCGGCTCATGAATGCGTTCCTCGCCGTTTCTGAAAATTTCCCTGCGGCAGCTGGTGGCTATAGAGAAAGGGCCGTTTCTGGCCCTCTTCTCAGTTACACGCCATCAAGGATGTGGATGCGGTTGCTTGCGTATACATTCAGCATAAAGTTAGCGCAAAACAGTTTCCATGTGTCAACGCCAGCGGCATACGTAATGTTTTTGCATTTTATTGCATTGTTGGCGATCCGCATCCCCTGCGATACTGCTTCATCGTCGGAAAATTTGAACGACGATTGAGTTTTAATCCAGACAGAAATCTGCGTAGCGAACTCAATCAGCTTGGACTGGCAGAATCGCCCGGAGCGTACCGGGAAGACAAATGTTCCGAAGCCAGAATTTGCGACATACGCTTTCTCAATTACCCGTGAGTAACGACGTTTGCAAATGATGTCGCGTGCAATAATGCATTTTTCTTGTGCTGACAGTTCTACCGTCTCATTGTCGCGCCATGCACCAAGTACTCGTTTTTCAATATCAGAGAACGTTACAGCGATATTGCCATGTGCGGGTGCGTTTACAGTAGCGATAAAATTCATGATTAATTCCTTATCGTAAATAACAAATTGTTTTCTTGTTGGTGTTAATTATCGTTGTACGAATAAGGCGTCAAAGTGGAAAGTTGCGGTAGCCGGACGGGAACAGGTGGGTTTGTCGGTTGCCTGGAGGTAAGAGGTTGGTGTTTTTAGCCTGCGGGAAACAGGATGGTCATTTAAGGCCACCAGCATTGGTGGCCTTACTCTTTAGTGGAGCAGACCGATGTCGATGGTATCCCCTGAATCATCCACACGGATCATCAGCATGGCGAAGGCGTTTAGTGGATAGCTTGCGTGCCATTCAGGGAAGCGGTCATCTCGCATGAAGTCGGCAATGTCGTAAACGCAGCCCTCAAAGTGGAAGAATCGCGTGCTTACCTGCTCGTCATATTCCACATGATCCATTTCTTGCTGTTCTGTTTCCGGCAAGTCCAGCCATGATTCAAGGAATACATTTTGTGCTTTAGGGGTAATGGTGAAATCAGTCATGAGCATATCCTCACTGCGTAAACATATTGTTTTCTTGTTGGTGTAATTATCGCAGTGTAGATAAGGCATAAAAGAAGTTAATACAGGCTGAATACACAAGAAAGGTTCTGGAAGTTGATAGCCAGGTTTCAAACTAACCTTCGGTTATTAAAAGTCATTTAAGACCACCAATGCTGGTGGCCTTAATAATTATCGCCCGATTACGCTAAGGATCTTTTCCTCAACTGATTTGTTGTTGCGACTAAACTGCCTTGCGTATCTTATGACAGAAGAGGCGTTTCGCTTTCTGACCATCTCGGCTCTCTCCTTCAGGCGTTTCTTGAAATCGCCCATATTTACCACCAGGCACGGAACGTCAGTCTGTTATTGTGAAAGTCGTGGTTCCTGATCAGGTCTTCCACAAGTTTTTTCAGCTTATCCACGTCATGCCAGTAACCTTCATCGTACTCCTGACTGCCGAAGAAAAAACCTTCCCGGGTAGGTAAGTACACTTCGCAATTACTTTCGTTTATGTGCATCAAATGAGCCTTCAGAAAACAAATGTCATTCATCGTTAATTCTAAAAGCTCACAATTTTCGACTTCACCTACGTTGCGCTCCATCCACCCAACGAGCGCATTGAACTTACGGAAGTAAGCAACCTGCTTTCTGGATGCCTCGTTATTCAGATCGTTTTTAGGCTGCGTCTCGATATAGATATCAAGTCCCATGATGGTATCCTTATTAAGTTGCTTCAGTGAAATCATTTTCACAAATCAGATAAGGCAGAAAACAAATTGTTATCGGGAATAAGAAAATGGCGCGGTTTACGCGCCATTCAAAGAGGATTAAGCGAATACGCTTTCAGGGACAATGGTGTCGATCTTTTCGCCGGAGATTATTCGCAGACCGTGTTGTCCCATCCAGGTACTATTGGTATTTAAACTCGATGTATAAACCGCATCGACCTTTTTCATCAAATTTTCAAACAACGTCTGATCCGCGCCACGGAAATGAGTTTCCAGTTTTATCAGTAAAGGGTCAGAAGCATTACTGATGCTTTGGTAACGCACCGAATATTTTCCCTTTGTGGCCTCGCCGGTGCGAGTTAAGGTACTGGTGTGAACTTCTTCGCCGGAGGCATTATCGCGTAGCACAATTGTAATTTTTGCAACTTTGTCTCCATTTTCCGTCTCTGATGCATAATACATATCCAGGGTCAGATTTTCGCGTTTAACGGTCATTTCACTCTCCTTAGTGTTTAATTTTTAATTTTATTATCATAAGTAAGTACTTACAATACAAAAAAGCCCCGAAGGATTGGCGGGGCTGTCGTACATTCGACTAACTACTGCTTGCACATGTTTAAGCTACCGCCTGAACAGACGCTCGTTGGATCTCTTGTTGGGCGACACGGTTGGCTTCCATCAGCGCCAGTTCAAGCTGGTCCTCTGGCCACATTTTCTGGACCGACATCCACCCTCTTCCACGCTGGCGACGAACTACCATCACATAGCGCGTAAAATTGCCCGCGTCGAAGGTAATGGCTTTTTCACGAAACAGACGGATAGAAGTCCCATTCGCTACGATATCCAGCAATGTGAGATGCCCCATTAAGGTTGGTTTTTCTTTTCTCTCCTGACCTTCAGCAAGACCCAGCACCAATGAAGTATTCATCACCACTCCGTAAACAAATTGTTTTCTCAATGGCGTAAATAATACCAGTGTAAAAACGGCTACAAAGCATATTGCTCAGGCACATGAATTATCTAAAGGTGGTTCTTCCCTGCGGCTACAGAGAAGTTAAGCCAGCAGGCGGTGCTGGCTTTGGTTGGGTTTACGCGAATACATCAAGGAACTCCTGAACGTCCCAATGCTGGACAAGGTGAAGATAGAGCTTAGAAATCACGTCATTCTCGCTATCGCATGTGAAGTAGTACTTCTGGCTGCGGTTGTATGTATCCACACAAAATTCGCTCATATCCATAAAGTCAGCATCATCACCCAGGTCGCAAATAATCAAAGCAGGAGCATCATCACGAGTCATCAGCTCAAGCACCCAGCGCGAATTGATCAGCGTGGAAGACCAACCTTCTAACTCATAAAACTGGTCAAACTCTTTTTGAGTCATTTTCTTGATTTGGTTGATGTCGATATTTGCAAACATAACGCAATCCTTAAACATGTTGTTTTCTGAATTGCGTAAACAATACCAGTAAGAAAACGGCCACAAAGTATATCGTTACGGTGCTGCGCTGCCCCGGAGGTTAATAGCGACAAAAGCCACCGTGCTGGTGGCCTCACTCTTAATCTTCGTCGCCCGGGAACTCGCTGTGTACCGCGTCCACCAGCTCCCGCTTTTCATCTTCACTCAGCAGGTGCCAGATATCCTTCCCTTTGGGCGATTCCCCTTCTGCCGGGACGAACGACCACAACTTGCGGTACAACTCCGGCCCCACTGCATCCAGACACTCAGCCAGGGAATCCACGCCCCACACCTCAACCGTCACAGGCATCTTAATCATCTCTTCATCCTCACTTCGTTTATATAACGTCTAAACATGTTGTTTACTTGTTGGTGTTATTATCGCAATAAGACAAAGGCGGAAAAGGATTTTATGTCGTGAAAGCCAGGCTGGGCAGTGAATATCCGGGAACGACACGGGAGCCAGTATTTACGATATTCTGCTCTACGCGCGCCACGGGGCTGGTGGGCAGAATATCCTTCTCCCCGAAAACCTACTGAAATAGCTTGAGACCCAATGATGGTCTGGCAGAATGGAGTCCAGTAGCTGCACGAGAGGGAATGACACTCCCCCGCGATTTTCAGGCGAGTGAAGAGTAAGGCGCACTCCCGAAGATTTCCCGCACCGCTCCCGCAGTCGTCCCTCACTCTGTACCGGGATGTACCCGTTTCCCGACCGGCAGCCAGCCTTTCCCCGGTTCGTATAGCGGGATTCCCACCGTTTCCCTGAAAACCTCAAGCCTTTTCCCTGCGGCGACGCTCCCGTTCCTGAAAAGGGACATAGCTTTCCCGGATGGCCCGAAGGCTGACCGAAGGGGTGGAAAGGGACGTTACGGGGGATGAAAACTATGGCTTGAATTTATGCGGAAAAAGTGGCGATACCCCTCCTTCCCTTCCCACTTATACCTCCCACGAATTTTCTCTCTTATGTGGGCATAAACCTTCCCTCTGATAACGCTCTATACGGCGAGTATTCCTTTGGGTGAAATGGGTGGTTTGTTCTTTCTACCGGCATATGTGGTTTCGTTCTTCTTGAGGTGGTTCTTCTCTGTGTTTTCGTCTGGGTTGTTCTCGTCGTTTTGGTGAGTGTTCTTCTCCGTGTATGGAGTAATGGCAGGTGCGCTTTTCTCTTCGTTTACGTGAAATGATGAAAGTGTGGGTAATGGCAGTAGGGCGCTTTAGTTGTTCTCCGCATATGAAGTAATGGCGTTCCCTGCTATTCAGGAATTTGCGCTCTCTTTCGGGGTAATGGTGGGTAAACGAGATTGTGACGGCTCCTGTTCTTGTCTGGGTTTGTCCGGGGTTTCGTTCTGGCTGTTCTTCTCCGTGTATTGGGTAATGACGTATCGGGGTTTGCGCGTGCGAACCGCGTTCTCGGTTGCCTGGGAATATTAGGTGGGTGGTCTGTAGCCTGGGGCAATGAGGTGGGTCTTTTCGGTAGTCTGACAGGAAGAGGTGGGTGTTTCCGGGATTGTGGGTAATGGCGTCTCTGGGTTTCCTGTGGGGGTTGTTAACTTGTTTTCTTATGCCTGAAAACAACTTGTTTAGATGCCCAATATAACGCAACGGGAGCGCTTCTGAGCGCTTCTGTTTTTGAGTGATATCACGAGTCGTTTTTGACGTTTTGGTCGCAGGGAGATGGATTCTGGTGCGCAGGATTTTGGGTATAAGAGATGGCTTGCGAAAACGTCAACTTTTTAGACCAAATCAGAGGAAAGCGTTGACTTTTCGTTGACGTGTTATTTATTTGTTTTCTTATGGGTGTAATTGGCTTAAATGCCTTGTCACCCCTGGGCTGGGGTAGGTTGGAGAGGTGGGGGAAGTGGCGATCAACGGACTCTTATAGAAATCCTCAATTTGTGACCGCCAATGTCAACGAGTTGCAGCCGTTAGTCGTTTAGGTAGTAATTAGGCACGCGAACGTAGAAATTCTCGTCACCGATCATTTCGATAGTGATGTTAATGTCATTACCGTTATCCAGTGTAGCCGTGGCTTTGTAGAACTTGTCCGTCACTTTGTCCTGAATTGTTACCTTCATGCATTTAGATGCTTCTGAACCGTTATTTTCTTTCAGAATAGTGGTAACTATAGGGCAAGCAGCTTCTTCAAGCGCTGAATCTGCGTTGAAGCTATACACGAAAAATGATGCAGCAAAGGCAACAATCCATACGATAAACAGCAGTCGGTTACTTCCAAGAACCGTCGCTCGTTTCCAGAGATACACAGGGGGGATAAAGAACCCACATAAGAATGATGGTGGCTCATAGCCTGCCTCAGTCAAATTCATGCGATCGGCGACCAGCAGTCCAAGCCCAATGACGAACGAAATCACCATAACGTAATTGTCGTACTCAGCAGGGGGGACGCTGACAACAAACGGCAGTATTGCTATAAGCCACGCGTAGAGGTTTTTAACTGATTTTTTTTCTAAAGTATCGATTTCCATTACATCCATTCCATTTTGAAATACAAGCGGGTATATGATATCAACTTTCCAGGTAATTATTCCCGCCATTGCTAGTAGTTATATCTACCAATCCCATGCTGGCATTCCATCCACCAGCTCCGCATCACAGTCAAATTGTACCGAATCATACCCGGCATCCCGTATGGCCTGTATGTTAGAGATCGCCTCTTGGGAAATGCCGTAATCACGCAATTCTTCCTTCCAGTCATTCCCTCGCATTCCAGCACGAACAATCCATCCATACTGTGTACCGTGTACCCAATTCAACCCGCGATCAGTAAGTGGGTCGAAGCAGGCAATGGGTAGCCGTTCTGAATCCGCTGCCGTGACGTGGGCGGTGCTGATCACCGCCGTCTTATACGATTCGGTGATTTTCAGCATCATGCCTTCTCCTTTGGAAACAGAATGTTGGCCGTGTCAGAAATGACATCCCAATTCACGCCGACGCTGGCATCATGGCACTCTTTGATTTTTCGCAAAACCTGAACGCACTGTTCGTCAGTCAGGTCTGGTCGCCCTTCACCTACATCTTCCTTGTGCCACATCACCATCAGCAGCGGCTCGTCTTCTGGGTAGTTCTCCAGCTTTTCGATAATTTCTTTCGCGGTTCCGAACATGATTAACTCCTTAAACAATTTGTTTTCTTATTGGTATTATTATCTCAAATAACGAAAGGCAGAAAACAAGATGTTTAAGGGATGACTAGGTGAGTTTGAAGTCGTCTATGTCATCAACAAACTCCATATACCTGGCTTCGACACTCGACAATCTGATCAGATACGCAAGCCCGTAACTTAGTGAAGTGGGTTGCTCCAGCACAAATTCGAACCCATCCTCATGCGTTTTACCAAGCCAGAACCCCCCACCGTATTCTTTTTCACGTTGGAAGAAAACGAACTGTCCGGGTATTAGGTGCTTGAGTGCTTCGCCCCTATAGACGATCACATATTTAGAATTCTTGCTGCCCATTGCTCGCCTCGCAATACTGCACATATAAACAGTGGTATTTATTACGGTACTGGTCAACTTTACGGGTTAATTGAATAACAAGATGGTGAAAACAATTTGTTTTGGCGCTTGAGATTTTGCAAATCGCACCTACATGGAAAACGGCAATTTTTGAAACCTGATTTGACCCATGTGAAAGGAGGAAACGATGAAGACCTATGATCGCAACCGTAACACTATCACTACCGGCAGCCGAGTGATGGTGGCAACGAATGGTGCAACGGGAGTCATCAAGGAAATCTGCGGAGAAGGCAAATCAGAAGAACAATTACGCCGCTCTGACTGCGTGTCTATCGAAGGTGTGGAAGATCTGTTCTGCCCAATGGATTTAGTTCGCCTGGGATTCCAATAATTACACCACTAATTAAACAAATTGTTTAAGGCCACAAATAATGGCCTTATCTGGCTTACGGAACAGCAGTAATCAGATCGCAAATGCCTGTTTTAGTTAAATCACTATTTAGCTTCTGAAAATTGGCATTCAGCATTGCGGTATGTATTCGATTCTCAAGTTCAAAGAAGAGATCGATCTTGCCCTCTTTGGCTGCCACCTTCTTCCAAATATTCACCTGGTCATCTGCGATACGACTTGCGCAGGTGAACAAGAACGAACTCCCTCTGGGAAGGGATGTCGTGCTGTAGTATTCACCGTCAACTTCAATATACTTAGCTCGGAATGACTCCAGAGTTAGCTTTTTACCGCTCTCAGCCTGCTTTGTGTCTGCCTTGCTTGTCTTTTCCTGAACTTCAGGCTGTTTCTGCACAGGCTTTGGTGTCTCATTGACCACCGCAGTGCTGGCCGAACCATCCAAACTCTTGAGGCCATTAATTTGGATTAGATAAGCCAACTCCAGAGTCTTATCACCAGTGAGTTTTCCACGCATACTTACCCATTGACGCTGAACCGTCTTTAAGGCGTCTGCGTCCCCCGGGTTTGCTTTGAGTGCGTTGGAATAGGTAGAGCTAAGTTGTTCGTCTAATTTTGACAGGCGTTCGTTATCGCAGATTTTGTGTTCGATTTCTGCCGAAGCCTTTTGGCAGTCAAAGCTGGCTGCAAATACAGCCGGCGATGCCACCAACAATGATGCCAGTAGGATATTTTTCATATTCACTCCATAAATATAAAAGCGCCTGACTATAGCACTTAACCGATTGCTTCTCTCATCTGATTGTGAAGCTCTTTCAGCCCATTACGTACCGCGTTCATGATACGTTCCAGGTATTGGTATCTGGGGTTTGGCACCGTTGGCCAACCGGCATACCACGGATCGTCACCAAACAGACTCAGCAGTTCGTTACCGACACCGAAACAGCAGCAACTTTCTTTTACGTCATCAGCGTTTTCTGCCTCGTCCCACATATTGCGGGCCTGCTCTGCGTCGATTTCTCTCTCTCCCTGCGCAACTTTATGATTTCGGATTTGACGAAAAGCAGGTTTGCGTCGTTGTCATCGTCGACCGTACTGAAGTGGCACACTGAATTTGGCCGTCTGTAATGGGCAGATCCGGCAACTGTTTAAAAACTTCCATCTGCTCATGGATACGCAGAAACCACCTTGCCAGCTCCATCTGCTCACCGCGGGTGAGGGGATTATTCAGCGGGGACTTAACAAAAGCGGAGACTCGCTCGACAATAGGCGGCGATCTTCGCCAGACGGTCACACATTTCGTTCTCGCGATGACCTGCATGGCCTTTAACCCACTTCCAGCGGACATTATGACGACTGGCGGCCGCGTCGAGACGTTTCCAGAGATCCACGTTTTTGACTGGCTTCTTCTCAGACGTGATCCATCCGTTACGCTTCCAGCCTTTCATCCAGAGCGTCATGCCGTTTTTAAGATACTGGCTGTCGGAATGCAGGATCACGTTGCAGGGGTACTTCAGACGCTCCAGCGCAATCAGGGCGCCCATCATCTCCATCCGATTGTTGGTCGTGCTGTGGAAGCCCTCAGAAAGCTCGCGCTCTTCGCCTCGATACTGGAGAACGATGCCGTAACCGCCCGGCCCGCCCGGATTTTTGAGGCAGGAGCCATCACTGAATACTTTTACGGTTTTGAGCTGGGGATTGAACTCGACTACGGGGGTTTTGAAGTTGGTACGGGATTGCTGGTGGGTTTGGTATTCGAACTGGCTCGGGCCAGTGCAATCGACAGCGAACTTTGTCAGCGCTTCATGCAGCTGGCAGCGGCTCGGTGGGCGTTACGTTTTACGATGCTTATTATGTGTAGCCCAATTAAAAAGACCACTATATATAGTGGTCTCATGGTAATAGATAAGCACTTACCTATCAATTATCAACTTATAAAATTCCAGCAAGAACATCGCGAACCTGACGGAATTGATCAGTTTGCATACCGGTGTAAATCGATGCGACAGCGTCCGCAAGGTGCTCGTTTTTATTCACCAGCACTTCCTTGCCCGATTGCTTCCGGCGCAACCACGGGGCGTTTGGCTGCTTCTGCGTAGCCCACTGAATGATCTCTTCTTTCGACGTAGTCAGCTTATTCCCGACATAGTACTTAATCTCGTTTGGCGTGACCTGTATCAGTGGCTTATCCACACACGCCAGTACGCCAAGACAACCACCATAAGAAACCATCGCTCTAGCAGATTGACTGCCTACTGGCAGTTCACAGAACACTAAATGAACTTGGTCAATCAGTGGCTTAATACCACGCCAAATCTCGTTCAACCGCCGCATATCGTCACTGTTAACGCGAACTTGCTTTTTCGTATCACCAGCTTACCACCTTGAGACCCAACTCTTTGATGATCCACTCGTAAGTTTCGGTCACGAAATGCAGAACGGAAGGTGATATAGCACCGCGAACATGGAAGGTATCACCAGCTACCAGCATGTGCTTACAGCCAGCAGCTTTCATCGCTTTGGCCGCCTCCTTCGTAGCGTCCAGTTGGATCTCCAGCCGAGAGTTAAGCCCGTCAGCGTTTGTTGTCGCAAAAGCATCCCAACGATGATAATGGGGATCTGATATTACCCCGTATGGCAATGTCATGTGTCTTTTCCTTTGTGGTTATTTTGATACAAATTCTAAGCGTGCATAAGAGGCATACAACCCAGACAACACGGCACACAAAAGAATATAAAGGCACATGATAATGACAAAAAAATAAGTAAGTAAATACCTATCAGATAGGGCAGCAACGATTTCTAAACGTCACAAGCAATTTTATGAGAGCAGTCATTTACTGATGACAAGAAATGAAAAAGGAGAACGGACGGTGAAGTTGTGAGATGACATTTACGGCGTTTGCGTGCGTCGTCTTCAAACGCATCCGTCGGCCACAGTTTCTGCTCTTGAATAAAATTCACTCATGCATTAATCCCTAAAGCTCTCAGTGTCTTTCTAAGACACCATATTTTATGCCCGGTAAAAAGCATGAGTTTGCCTTTAAAACGTCTCTGAGGGCTTCTGACGCGCTCTGCTAATGTCTATTACCCCAGCTTTTGGACGAGGGTCTACAAGATTCAACTCTTCAGCACTGTGATACTCCGTGTCGAACTCCCGATCGACATGTCGAATGTAAATGGCTGTCAGAAGGCTGTTATCATTCAGAAAGTGTCCGTAAGATTTGCGAATTACTTCGCCAACCTTCTCAATCTTCTCTCCGCCCATGCAGAGATGGTTAAATCGGCTGTGTTTCCGCAGTATTTCATCCACCGGGCCTGAGTAGACCTTATCAACTCTCCCGAACCGGATGATATTTCCAGTATCAGCTTCAACCAGACAAACGAGTTTGCCAGGTTCGACACGATCTCGCCAAGTGACACCAGAGCGCAGTGTGTTGAAGTAGGGAGCATCCAATCCGATGATCGGTTTACGAAATGCTAGTAGTGGCACGTAACGTATGCAGCTGTTTAGGTGGAAATGCGCACCGGCGTCGTGGAGTTTAAGCCGGGTTTCGTTAATCGGGCATTTCGAAGCAATGCCGCAAAGGTCGCAGAGCAACTTCTGTTTGTTCAGACTAGTGTTTGATTCAATGGTGTAGGAGCCATCTTCAAGACGGCGAACCCAGCGCGTGCGTTTAAGATCCATAATTCTTGTTCAAATAATTTTGTCCGGGGCAACGATAACGGATAAGGCGCACCGGAGTTTGCAAATGCCTGTTTACTTATTCACTTTATTCACAGGCCCGATCCAATATTTAGATCCCCAGAGAGATCCTACAGAAGATCAAAAGAGATCCCCGATCGTCTCCAGCGCTTGCGGTTACTGGCTTGAGAAGGGGTTACTATCCACTATAGGGAGCAAAATAACCACTGTAGAGAGCATAATAACCGCTATGAAGAGCAAAACAACCTCTCTGGAGAGTAGTCGGTATCCACTGTAGTGAGTAGGAGACAATGTTTTAACTGGATAACTCCGAGCCTGTTTTTCTGCGGCAGATGGCTGATATTCTTGGAAATATTGTAAATTTTGCGTTGCGGCGTGTTTATTTCGATCACACATTATCCCCAGAAGGGGAGTGATGCCTGATTTTGTAATTATCTGATTTTTATACACAGGCCCGATCCAGTAATTCAGATCCCTGTTAGAACCAAAGAGAACCACAAAGACCCAAAGAGATCCCCGGCCCCTGCAAACCGTTGTGCCACATGGCTTTAGAGGTTATCGATATCCACTATAGTGAGAAGAACAACCACTATAGAGAGTAAATCAACCACTATGGAGAGTAGAAAAACCGCTGTAGGCGGTAGGATAACCACTGTGATGGGTGCTACTATCCACTGTAATCAGTAAAGGCACCCAAGCCGTCGAATAAAAAGAGACATTTGGAATGAGCGTAAACGACAATAAAAACATTGCGATAAGCGAAGCATTTTCCGAAACAGACAAAAAGACCGGCGAAGTTGTTACGTTAGTTCCTAACACCAACAACACAGTTCAGCCTGTTGCTCTGATGCGTCTTGGTCTCTTCGTTCCGACGCTGAAATCGACATCCAGGGGTAGAAAGGGGCAAATGGTCTCTATGGACGCCTCCGCTGAACTCAAACAGCTGTCTCTGGCCAAAGCCGAAGGGTACGAGGATATAAGGATTGCTGGTCTTCGTCTTGATATGGATAACGATTTCAAAACATGGGTGGGCATCATCCACGCGTTCGCCAAGCACAAGGTTGTTGGTGACACCGTCACGTTGCCGTTCGTCGAGTTCGTCAGACTTTGTGGCATACCAACAGCCAGATCGTCCGCGAAGTTACGTAAGCGCCTGGACAGCTCTCTAAGTCGTATCGCCACAAACACCATCTCATTCCGCAGCAAAGGCTCTGAAGAGTATTACGTTACGCACCTTGTGCAGACGGCAAAGTACAGTACCAAGAATGACACGGTCGAACTGAAGGCCGATCCTAAGATTTTCGAACTTTACCAGTTCGACAAAAAGGTGCTTTTGCAACTTCGGGCCATCAACGAACTCTCCAGAAAGGAATCCGCGCAGGCGCTCTACACCTTCATTGAAAGTTTGCCACCAGACCCGGCGCCAATCTCATTGGCTCGCTTACGCGCCAGACTTAACTTAACCAGCCGCACCATTACCCAGAATGCGACAGTCAGGAAGGCGATGGAGCAGCTGCGAGAGATCGGCTATCTCGATTACACTGAAGTGAAACGCGGCAGCTCGGTCTACTTCGTCATCCACTATAGACGGCCGAAGTTACGTTCGGCACTGCCGCCATCTATGGCTACGCCTGAAGAGCCAGAAGATATCTTGCCAGGTGATGATCCGGAGGACATTATCGATGTTGCCCCTGAAGAAAAAGACGGGGAAATGGTCATGTTGAGCAAGGAAGAACTGGCGATTCTCGAAGAGCTGCGCAAGGCAAAGGCTCGCAAATAGCCCAACCACTGTAGAGAGTAAAAAGGCTCACTACAGTAGATAGTGAGCCTTTTTGTTTATCGGAAATGCAATATCCACTGTAGTGAGTAAAAGAAACCGAAGAATAACCACTGTAGGCAGTGCGCACAAATCGCGAAGTAAATGTTAGTGGTTGCAAACATAGATAAAACAAGGGCTGAGAGGTTAGCGGTCACTGGGTATCTCTGTTAAGTCTACTCTCTACAGCGGTTATCGTCGCTCTCCTCATTGTTGACTATCCACTGTGAAGAGCAGAATTGGCTGACTTGACCTCTATCCACTGTAGTGAGTGGATATCCGTTTAAAACAGCGAAGATTTACTCTCCATAGTGGATATCCGCTGGAGGGGGCATTCCATCACTCTCTATAGTGGTTGTTTGTAGTCAGTGAACGCCTGTTTACTCACTACAGTGTATAGCGACCCCGATAATCACCAATTTACTCACTACAGTGGATAGTTGATATCGTGGCAGAGGGTTTGCTCACTACAGTGGTTGGGGTGCATACCTGAAGGGTGTTCTACTCGCTACAGTGGTTATGAGCCGGATTCACACGCGGTGAGCTGGCTACTCACCGCAGTGGATAGTGTTATCAGTGGATTTTCTTCAGCAGACCCCAGAGTGTCCCGGCCTTCGTTGCGAGCTTACCTGTTTCCGGATCGTACATGTGCCATTCACGTCGCTGGTGGACAATATACCCATCTTCACGTTCCAGTCGTTCCAGTACGCCGGACTGCTTGAACCCTTTGGCACGCCAGTAGCCGCTTGTTTTTTCGATTTCCAGACCTGTCAGTGTAACCGCCATCAACTAACCTCCTTGCAGTCATCGAAAAGGTAGCTGTCGTTCTTCGCGTGAACGCCGTATACATCACCCGATTTGTTGTAAACGAACCTAATGACTGCCCTGATCGCTGTGGAACATCACCCCGCCGGGCTTACCACGGGTTTCCCATGCCATTTCCAGCGATTTCATGGTGAGCCTGCTGTCCGGCGAGAACGACATGGCCCAGCCCACTTGTTTTCTTGCGAACAGGTCGAGAACAACGGCGAGGTACGCCCAGCGCTTACCCGTCCAGATATAGGTCACATCACC